TAACTACTCTACCTGTTTCTAATATATTATTTGTATCTTCTACTGTTTCTACTGCTTTTTTGAAAAAGGCCTCTGGGTCATTCCAAGTTACATTTACTTGATTACTTCTATATTGTTTTTTAGATGAAGTATATTTAAACATTCCTGCAATAACATTTGATTTATTAAAAGTGTATACAGGAGTTTGATATCTATTTTGAGAGAACTGCATAAGTCCATCAAACCAATATAACATTCCTCTAAATATACTAGCAACATTCTGTAATACTTTAAATGCCTCGTCTGATTCTTGCAAGTATAAATTACAAGTAAATCTAGGTTCAGTCCCTCCTTTGCCATCACTTACAAGTTCATCACAATATTTTGCTATTTTAAATAATTCATATTTATCAATTTGGTCTTCAGTTATATATTTACCTATACCATATCTATTATTTGTTACTAAATCATAGTAAACCCATGCTGGATTATCTGTCCAAACAGGACTAAAGTTTGCACTTGAATTATTAAATGTATCTGTATCCCCTCTAAAATTACCGTCCCATTGTTGATAACTTCCTTCATTTGCTCCTGAAGTTACATTTCTATCATATTCAGCTGCAGTTCTTCCATCTTCTCCTCTAGGGAAGTAATTAGTTGGAACTTTTACTTTTAATCCTTTTACATCATATGCTCTAGTAGGTAATTTTGCAAAACTTTGTGCATCAAATATTGTGGCAGCATAAGCAGATAACGGATATGATAATTTATCTTCTATGATATTTTCAATACTTACTAACTCACAAGGATTTAAATGGTCATAATCTCCATGTCTAGCATTTGTTGGGTTTACTCTTTCAATTTTTATTTGATAGTCAGATATAGGTTGAAAAGGTCCAAGGTCTAAAGTAAAACTTTCTACAAAAGGTGTTTTTGTATTTGCTCTTATATAGCCACTATTAAATCCATGTTCTCCATCAAAGTTTCTAGTTCTTTGATTGCTGGGTCTAGCAAGTAAGTCTGCATTTGAGGGGCCTTTTAATAATACTTCAGTAAAACTACTATCTCCAGGTCTTTTGAATCCCAAAAACATTCTTAACTCTACAAAAGTACTTGCTTCTTTACCACTTGATTTTTTAGAAGCTATTATTTGAGGAAACTTAAAAGTTAATTTTACTTTATCAATTTCACTTTGATTACTTACTCCCATTGTTGCTGCAGATATTGTTATGGGACTTGCACTTGCATCAGAAGTATCTGAATGATATCCCCCACTTGTAGTATTATCTACAGGAATACCTACACTAGTTGATAAATCTGTTTGTGCTACTTGTTGACTTGCTGAGTGTATTACTGAGGAGCTTCCTATTCCTCTAAATGTTGATAACCAGTTTTGAGAACGAGTTCCGTTTTTAAAAGCATATTGAAAATTTTGATGATTGTATACAGGAGTTCCTGTTATACTTACTACAGCAGAAGATAGTTCTGCATCAACATTTGATACTGTTCTATCTGTAGTGCCAAACTCAGTTACATCTGAAACTGTTGCTGTAGAGGCATTAGTGATAGTTGCAATCTTTTTAATTGCATCAATAGTAACATTTACACTACTAACAGTTGTTACAATTGGTCTGTTTATTTCTACTTGTGTTGCTGAGACATACCTAACTACTTCTGCAACTAGTGCCGAACCTCTATATCCTGCTCCTGCTAGTCTTATGTACTGTTTTAAATTTGCTATTCCTTCGACATCATTTCTGCTTTCATCATCTTCCGCAAAAAATGAACTGCCTGTAGTAATAACTACTGTACCTTTTGTAGCACTAGCATTATCTGCAGTTTTCTTAGCTCCTTTTATTCTTATATATCTGTCGCCGTCAGTTACTGCTAGATTATCAAATAAAGTTGAATTATTATCAGTTACAGTATGATTGGAGCTGTTATAGCTTACATTATTTGAGTTACGAACGTTAAATTTTTGTCCTGCTGTACCGATTGTAGCAGGAGTTTTATCTAAATATATACCATCAGTTCCACCCTGTAGTCCTTCAACAGGCCCTTCTGATATTAAATCATATACAACAGCAGTTTGATGCTCATTTGGGCTATCTATTTTACTATCTTCATTTAGAGCTCCGGCTGCTTGTGCAGCCTTTCTATTAGCAGCTGCTAGTTGTGCCATTTTTTTAGCATAACTCATTATATATCCTCTCCTCTTGAACTGTCATCAGTTTCTTCGTCTGAGTTAGCAGGTGCGTCTTGCCCTTGTACTACTCTTGTATATCCTGATTGTTGTTGTGTAACTTTATCTTCTATGAAACCAAAATTTATTATACCTCCACCTACTATTAATCTACCATATAGTAGTGGTACGGCTATTCCTTCTTTTGCATTATTTTGTGGACCATTAAATAAATAAGACTCTCCTGCGTTTGAGGGACTATCAGGTGTTAGATACCCTGTAACACCACTCATTGCAAGTCCCACACCAAGTGCACGAACTCCCCAAGTTGCTACTTGTCCTGCTGTTGTTAATGTAGTGCCGGTTGCATATGAACTACCTATACCTTCAATCGCTGTTGCTGCTTCCATAGTTCCTTCTGCTTCTGCTGCCCATTCAAAATTTTGTATCCAACCAGGGCCATATATAAGTAGTACAATACCTAAAATTACTTTTAATGCATTACTTAAACTTCCTTCTCCTGTTGCAACTGGTGTTATTATTACTGTATTTTGAGGTGGAGCAATTTGTAAGTCTAATCCATCGTCTATTAAATCATCTCCATTTTGTATTGTAAAATCAACTCCTTCCTCTGCTTTTTCTCTAATGTACTGTGCAAAGCCTTCTGTTTGACATTCTATAAGTTTAAATATATCACGAAAAGAAGTCGCACTCATGCGCCAATCAGAACCAAACTTTTCTCCTATTTCTCCCATTAACTTAACGTGGGTCATAAACTTCTGCTCCTAACTTTGGGTATGATACAATTAAATATGGTATACCTAAAACTTTTGCCATCTTTTTATCATACTCACTTGGTTTACAATCTTCCATATAGTGACTATGGACTACATATAATATTTTTGAAATTAATTGATATTTACTTAAAACTTTTTCGTCTATTTTAAATGATTTTTCTTCTGTAGAAATATTTTCGCACAAAATCCATTTTTTTCTGTCATCTTGCTCTATTATGAGTCCACACATTTCCCTTGGTGCGGCTTCTTTAGCTGCTTCGAATATTTCAGGTAAAAACATCATTGGAAATTCTTTGCTCCAGGAAATGCTCCAAAAGGCAAAACTTGATTAGTACTAGTAGCTGCTTTTGGTAAACTAGTTGCTGAAGTTGCATCAACAGGATTAAATCCAAATCTTTTATTACAAGATTCAAGTGTTTTTCCACACTCATCTCCTCTTCTCCAGAAGTTTCCAAATGCAGGAGTATTTCCTGAATGAGTAACTTTTGTTTTCCACAAGAAAGTTAATCCATCAGCTGTTGCTGTAACCATATCATTTAATCTGTCATCTGTAAAAGCATTATAAGTTGTGCTATTTGAGTATGTTCCTTGATGAACTCTTAATCTTTTAAAATTAGTATTTGTATCTGAAGGAGTTCCTAAAGCACTTTTTGCTCCTGCAGTTGCTACTTGCCAGTACATATCTACTGTAACAGTTGAATATGTTCCATTAGCATTTACTTTGGTAACACTATTCCCTGTAGTTTTAATAACTGTATCTACTGTGAAAGAAGTACTGCTTGAAGCAGAAGTATAGTTTGTAAATGAAGTTGTACTTGGCAATACATACTCATTATCTAGAGTTACATAAACTGTGTGTTCTGTACCATTTGGATTTACACCACCAGGAGTAACATTTCTTCTTGTAAATTTTCCTTCTCTATTCCAAGTGCAAGCACCACATTTTGCGCTTTCACTTAAGTCTGCACTTGCTCCTGTATATTCCCATGGACAAGCATTTGAAATTATATTTCTAGCAGGTATTCGTACTCCCTCTAAATCAAAAGGCGCTGCAAGTTCAAAATTGATTGTTGTTGAGTCCTCTGCTTGTATTCTATTTATAGTCCAACTTGACGAACAAACTCAACAGGTGTATTTCCTGAACCAGGGTCTGCACTTTCTCCTTTTAAATATTTTTTTAAAGTTAATCTTCTTATAAACTTTTTACCTACTAGTAAATCTATATCTGTAGTTCCCATTAAAGTTGTGAATGTAGTGCCAACATTTGATACATTAAAAACAGGTCTAGCGATTGCTCCTGTGACTTTTATTTCGAATCCATCTGAAGATATTGGTATCGGTGTATAGGTTCTTGTAGTAGAGTTACTATCATAGTCGTAGATTTGTAAACTACTACCATCTGAATCTTGTCCTGGAGTTAAATAAGCAAATGTACCGTTTGGTTTTTCTATTTCATAAAGCTCTACTAATTCTGAACCTGGAACTTGTTTTTGTAAATCTGTAATTATTGTCATGCTTCATATACTCTTCTAAATGTTGCTTGTAGAGTATAAAAATTATCAA